ACTTCTTCTAGTACTGGTACTTCTTCTTGTACTTCTCCTTGCGGCTGTACTTCGTCTTCACTTTGTGCGGGCTCGGCGTCTTCATCGACTCCAGCCACTCCTGTGTCGTCAACGTTACTTTCTTCAGTTTCATTGGTTGCAGTTTCATTGGTTGGTGGGTTTGCTAAATCTACTTTAATAACGCTATCATCACCTTCGCTTTCAAACTTAGGTTCTTCAGTTACTTGTTCTACTGTAGTTTCTTGCTCTACCTCTTGAATTACTTCTTCAAGATCTGTTTGGTTATTTTCTTGCATAATATAAAATATAAATTGTTATTTAGGTCCGAAAGCTTCTAAACTAAAACCCTCTCCCATAGTATCATTACCTGCTGACTCAAAGTTTTTAGGCGGTCTTCCGCTATTTCTTTGATCAATAAGTTCACTTTGTTGAGTAGCTTGTATTTTAGTTCTTTCGTCTTTGCGATCTTCTTTTTGTTTTTCGCGTTGTTTTAAGTTTTCTGTTTCCGCTTTTCTAAGCTGCATGTTGTATTGGAACTCTAATTCCATCAACTCTTTTTTAGCCTGCATCTCTTGCTGTAGTTTCTGAGATTGCATTTGAGCTTTAACCTGCTCTAGTTGAATAAGAGATTGAGTCTTAGCTTGTTCTTTTTGAGCTTCCACTTGCGCCGCTTGTTGAGCTGCTTGAGCATTAGATTGAGATTGAGCTTGGATGTTTTGCATCTGCTGTTGTCTATCTGCAGCCATTTTTCTTTTTCTACGTATCTTTAATAGTTGATTAGCTAATCTAACGCTTTTTATTTCACGCAGATCAATAGCATCTTCAAGATCTATATTTTTTTGCTGTAATGCCATTTGTATATTATTCTCTAGCATCTGCCTTTCTTCATCATCAGGCGCTAGCTCAATAAATATACCAAAGTCATACAAGTGTAGTTCTTTAATATCTTCTAGCACTCCAACGTTGTGAGCACCTATAGCGTGTATAAACGCGTCTTTTGTTGGCGAATATTCTAATATATCAGATATACGCAAAGAAAGCTTTTCAGCAGTTTCAGCAGCAATAAACAAACCTGAATTAAGTATATGTCTCGTTGCCGTGTTTGAGTTAGCTGCTGCTAACTTTTGAACACCAACTAAAGCGTTTGTGTCAGGCATACTACCATCTCTAGCTTCATTAAGACCCGTTACATCACGAATCATTTGCAAGTAATAGTTGTATGTACCTATTAAAGACTGTAGCTTTCCTCCTTTACTACTAGAGTTAATTTCTTGTATGGGTACTTTGCCAGGATTCATGTCTCCTTCTGACGTAAAGCTTCTACCAATTATGCTACCAGTTTGGAAGAACATGTTAAGTGCTTCCTGAGGGTTGTAGTTTGTACCGTTACCTAAATCTACTTCAGCAAGTCCATCGGCATCAAGATAAACACCATCTGGTACCATCTTAGCCATAACTTGCTGTAGCTTTAAATGAGTTAATTGAATCATGTCAGCAAAACCTGTAATTCTGCCTACTAAACTTTCAATTTTACCTCTATACATCCTTGGTGCTACAATACTGTAATTCATCTTTACCTTATTGTAATCACTCTTTTCACGCATCATATTTTTGCATAAACCCCACTGAAGTAATTTATTTGATCCTGGTAAATAAACACCTTCATATAACACCTCTATTTTTTTTGCTTCTCTAGTAAAATTACCCTGTTTATCTGTTGGAGGGTTAAATTGATCTGTTTTTCTTATAGCTTTTTCTCCGCCAGAACCTGTTGTTTTAATTTTAAATACGTCATTGTTATATGTCTTATAATTAAAATATACAACTTGAACTTGGTTTCTATCTTGTTTTCTACGAGAGTATTTATATCCAGCACCGTAGTTATCGTTTGGGTAATTTTTATCAAGTATTTCCTTTATATCTTCTTGTGTTAAATCAGGAAACTCTCTAATAAGTTCGTTGATCGTTACACTTTTTACCTCACCTACGTAGTATATATCTTCAAAATATGGAGAGTCTGTGTGAGAGTAAATTAAATCTGCTGGATCTACATATTTAACAATAGCGCCTTGACTGGTATTATACTCTGTTTTTGTAGCGCCTATACCTAATATAGTTATATCTTGATAAACACGTTTTTGTATTAAATCGTAGTTATTACCTTTCATAAGAGTTGTTAAAGCTTGCTCTTCAGCTAACTCAATACCTTGCTTATAATCAAGTTGCATGTGTATGCTTAACTCTTCATCAGTTTCAGGTAATTCTTTTACACCGCTTTTTTTAGTGTCAACTCCAAACTCTCTTTCAACTTCTTCGTTGAACTCTTTCATACGCATATCAGAAAGTATACTTTCCATATACTCAGTTCTTTTTTTAGCGCCGTTAGGAGATATAGAGTATGCTTTTATATCATAAAGACGCTCAGATATACCATTAACAACTATATCTACAAATTTAGATATAATAGGTACTGGCTTCCAGTCTAAGTTTAAATAAGACATATCGCCGTTTATAGACAGCTCGTCTTTATATTTTTGTACTGGCTGTTCACCTCTAGCATATAGTCTAAGTTTATGGAAATTATTCATATTATCCACATACTTATCTACACTAGCTTCGCTGTTAAACCACTCTGCGTTTATAGCTTTAGCGATTTTTACACCGTACTCATAAGAATTTTTTTCGGCATCACTTACGTCTTGCCTAGGAAAGTTAACATATACTGACTCAGCCATGTTTATTTAATTATCTTTGAAGTAAATCCTTCGTTGTTGTATTTAGATATATTCAAGTTTAAAGGTTGTCTTTGACGCTCAGCATGTGGAGCGTATAAATGCCTGTTGCAAGCCATGATAGCTAAACCAGTACTTATCGACGCGTCATGCTTAGTTCTTTTATTTATATCAAACTTGGCCCAGTCTTGCAAAGTTTCGTTAAAATACATTGTGCCGTAATTACCGTCGCCTAAATGACCGACGTGATCATTGATGTACATTTCAATAGCTGCAGCGTGAGCTTGCTTTATATCTTCACTTGAGTTTGGTATACCACCGACTTCTTTTTCAGCAGTCGACAGTTTGTTCCATGATTTATCTGGTCTATTCATACTATATCCTCTATAACCTCTTCGTCGTAAATAATATAATAATCTAGGTTTATTATTCTCTGCTAACAGCGGCATGCCATAAAACACCAATGCCATTAGCACGTCTTCAAAAAACATTTCTGCAGTTTGTGGTCTAGCTATGTATTCTAAGAAGAACGAACTCGGTGGCGCGTCTTCCATAGAAAATTTTGTAAGTCCGTGTAAAGCTCCTTTAGAACCGCGACCATCAACTGTACCGCTGATATCGTAACTATCGCAGCCAAAGGCGCCAATATGATCGTTACCGGGATATTTAATTCCATTTTTAATTACTTGCCTATTTTGTAAATGAACTGGCGGCACCCAGCTTATTTTAAACCTACCTGTTGGATCTGGATTAAATACAACCTTAGTATCTTTAACTCCGTTTATCCAACCGAAACTACCAGTAGTAATGTGAGCACTATGTCTGCTACCTTCGTTAAAATCAATTTGCTCGTATATCTTTATTAAATTAAATATACTGTTTTTAGTTTCATCTCTAAACGCATGCTCTTCAGTACGCGGAAATTGTCTGTAAAACTCGTTTAACGCGTCTTGATCATCACGTAAGCCATCCGCTTCGTTTTCCCAATGATCAATAACGCCTACATCTATTAATTCACCGTCTGGTCCATGTCGTACATCATTACTTCCACAATTAAAGACTGGAAGTCCGTACTCGTCAATAAATCCTTCATAGTTCCATTCCATTGGGATAAAGAGAGAATAAAGCCCAGACTTCGTTTGTCCATTACGATTTCGTCGCGTGACGTCAGAATCATTGTATAGTTTTTTAAAGTTATCTCCACCTTTGTCAAGCGCATTACTGGTACTACCCATTAAGCACTTACCAACGATTTTACTACCTAACCTTAAACAAGTTTTAGTAACTCGCCAGTTATTTAATATATTGTCAGGTCTTTCCCACTTACCACTCTCATCATGTACTAGCAAGTTTAGCTTTTCACCATCGTAGCTATTGTCACCAGTATTTTTCCAGTCTATAGTTGTATCAA